TCGGGCATCTGTACCATAGCGTTCATGTAAAAACTAGGAAGTTCAAAGTGTCCAAATAGATACTTTGCTTTGATACTACTCATACGTTTCCATTCGTCACCTACTAACCAAGGCACCAGTGCAACGTCATCTTCGACATGTATATCTTCGATAACTGTCACACCGGGTATATGTCTTGCAAATTCAGTAGATTTTACGTCACGTTTATCCTTGTAATACAAATCGTGATTGCCAGCAAACATATAAAACTTATCAAATGCTGCCCCTAGCTTTTCTAAACTGCGTATACCAGCATCCATAGTTGTTAAGTTTAAACTGTTTCTGTTGTGATTCCAATCACCAGTAAACAAAGCTGTTTCACAACCATGTTCTTTTGCAGTTTCGATAAACCAATCTACATATTCTTCACAATCTTGGTTATGAACTCGCGAATTACCCTTCAATCCAAAGTGGATATCCGTAAAGACAGCGGCTTTTTTAAACAAATTGTTATTCCTTCTACCAACTTGTAGTATAAAACATTATTTTTTGATTGTCAATTCTTTTCTTTTTCTCTACGCAATGCTGCTTCCCATTCGCCTTGATGCATTCTAGTATGACTTGGGTTGAGATCGTTCATTTCAAGAATATCGTCTCTTATATTTTGATTGCGTTTTTCTAAATTGATAACTCTGACAAAACTGTTTGTCACAGCAGCAGTATAGTATGCAAAAGGATTTTGCGATTTTGACTCGTCAAACTGTAAGCCAATCTGTGCAAGTTGCAAGATTGCTTGTCCTTTCATTTCGTCATTGTAAGTATAGCCACGAACATTGCCTCTTGTAGCATATCTATCTACAAGTTTCATCCACATCATAGCAAGTTTGTTAGTTGCTTTACCATGTTCTTTTGAAAAATATCCATTTTCCATGCCTCCGACCCAATGACTTTTGCCTACACAAATTAAATTGTCATCTTCGTCAAACTTATAATGCTGATAAGGCGGAAAAGGCAGTTTGGTTTTTTCGTCTGCAATAGTTTTTGGATTCTTTTTACGTCCTGGTTCGTCGGGAATGTGTTCAAACGTCATAATACGAAATATTAATTCGTCTTTTTTGATTTTTCTATAATCTACTTCGCATTCAGCTTGTTTTACTTTTTTGCCATTTGCTTTTGCTTCTTCGTAAATTGCAGTTGATTGTTTTTTTGCTTTTGCACGTTTTGCTTCGGCGATAGTTCTAACATTGATTTTGTCAACGCTAGGTAAAATTAAATCGTAGTCTGCATATTCTTTTTCTAAATAACTTGCAAATGAATTTTTTGATTTATGTATCTCAGCTAACATGTCTTTGTTGTTGAGATAGTTCACTCTTCTTGCCATGAGGTCTCCTTACTTGTATTTATAATAAACTACGTAGATAATTTTGTCAACTAAATACTATATAGGAGATTGAATATGTCTGTAATTAATGTAGTTGGTCAGCTAGTTAACACTGTACAAACAGCTTTTAACAGCAATCCAATTGTAAGAACAGTGCGCACAATTGATAATGCAAGAAAGGTATTTTCTGCTGGCAATGCAGAAGACTTTATTACCTTTGTAAGCCAAGGTAGATTGGGCACACAAGTAAGTTATGGTGCTTCACCTAATACTGCAACAGTAAGACAAGCAAGATTAGCCGCTGGCAATCAGCAAAATGGAGAAGATTGGCGTGTACGTATTCATCTTCCTGCTGCTCCTGATTATTTTACACAAAGCTCAATATTGTCACCTTTGTTTATAAGTGATTATAGTTTGGTTTTTCCAACCACCCCACAGATTCTTTTGTCTAGTATGGCAAACTATGATCAAATACAGCCCGTGCATACAAACTATCCTTACCATGTATACGAATCCAGTAGGATAGAAGATATCACAATTAGTGCAGAGTTTCCTGTAGAGAACGAACGAGACGGAGCATATTGGGTAGCAGCAGTGCATTTCTTAAGAAGTATTACAAAAATGTTCTACGGGCAAGGTCCTTTACAAGGACACCCGCCGCCGAGAGTTGCATTATCTGGATATGGTAATTTTATATTTGATCATACTCCTGTTGTTGTTAAAATGTTCAACTTGGATTTACCAAATGCAGTAGATTATATAAAAGTTCCTTTAGAAGATCAAGTATCGCTTGATGATCAAATAAACGTATCTGGCAATTATTGTTATGTTCCTACATTAAGTACAATTAACGTCACAGTTGCTCCAGCATACAGTAGAACAGCACAAAAGAACTTTAATTTAGAATCATTTATCAAAGGTGACTACATTGGTAATAAAACTGATGGAGGATTTATCTAATGGCAAAATATTCAGCTTCAAGTCCCTATTTCGAAACACCGGTAAACGAAAGCTATATGGATTTATATCAACCAAGATTTTTACCAGCAGTAGAAAATGATGTCACATATACTATCGAACCTCAATATACATATAGACCAGATTTATTGAGTTTTGACCTTTATGGTAATGCAAAATTATGGTGGGTATTTGCATTGCGCAACATGGATATAATTAAAGATCCAGTTTTTGATTTTAAAGCAGGAACAACTATTAGATTACCACAAAAAACTACTCTTGACTCTGTGCTTGGAGGTTAAATGACTTTACAAAACCCATTAAACAGTTTTGCTACCTACAATTATAACTTTGAATTTGGTGTTTTGAACGCTAGGCAAGCCAACGGCGAACAAAGTTATACAAATGGTGCAGCAGTCACAATTATTAAATCTGGAGGGTTTGCTGATAAGAGTGTGACCACAGCAATTGAAGATGATACAGGTACAAATGTTGAATTTTTTATAGATAATGTTAATGCAACGTATTTGCCTACTGCAAATCCAGGAACCAGTTTTTCAAATGCAATTCAAATTGATTTTCAAGTCATAGAACCAGGCAGTGTTGGATTATTTTTTCAAACTTTGAGTATTGCGACTGAGCAAGCACTTGGCGTTGGTGTAAGTTATTTGAATGCACCGTTTTTATTTAAATGTACCTTTAAAGGGTTTGACGACAATAATAATCAACAAGTATTACCGTCGCATAATTTGGTTTTGTCTTTGGTAAATGTGACATTTGAAGTCACAGCAGCAGGTGCTATGTATCAAGTCAGTGCTATACCATGGAATCATAAAGCATATTTTGATCAAATATGCAGAATACCAAATGATGCTGCTATAAAAGGCGCAAGTGTAGGTGAAGTTCTTTCTTGGGGAGAATTTAGTTTAGAAGCACATCTAAACAAAGTAGAAAAAGAAAAAGCTGAACAAGATACAAATTATATTCCGCATGAATTTAGAATTGATTTTCCAAAAGATATTAGTTTAGCAAATCAGAGCGGCAGCAATTATAATTTAAATTTAGAATCTAACCTACGAGACGAAGCAGCAAGACAACGAGAGCTTGCTACCGGTAGAAGACAAAATGCAGTATCTGATGCTAATTTAATTCGTCAAGCAAATCAACCTAGGATTACAGCATTAGAACAAACTCTTTCAGGATTTGCAGATCCGTTTGAAAAATTACAAGCTGAAAGAGATTTGACACAGATAAACAGCAAAATACCAAATCCTCGCAGTATAAAGGCAAATGCAGTAATCAACGAAAATGAAAATGAATTAGGACAAGCCTTAATCACAGATGAAGAATTTGCTTATGGAAATATTCCTTTCAAAGCATTAGTTGACGGTCAGATAAAAGAAAATCCTGACGGAACAAAAGTCATTACTAGAGGCAAAATGACATTTGATCCAGACAACAGAGAATTTCAATTTGGTGTTGGTGAAAAAATTGAAAAAATTGTTGAGAGTGTTTTACTTGGTAGTGCATGGGGAAAAGCCAAAGCAGATGAACTTGCTGTGATAGATGGTTTTGGAGACCAAGGAGAAATAACTTGGTTTAAAGTTCATTGTCGTAGCGAAATAATTGATTCAAGTATGATGGCAAAAACAGGAAATCCTGCAATGCGTTATACTTACATTGTGACACCGCAGACTATTCATTCAAGTAGAATTACAGGATTAGCACCACAAACTTATACTCCGCAAATTAAAAAAGCAGTAAAACATTACAATTATGTGTACACAGGACTTAATACAGATATTATAGATTTTACTTTTAATATTAACAATGCATTCTATAAAGAAATGACAAGACTTGGATCACAAGGTGGCCAAGATACTATGCAAAATTCAGGTAATAGAGCAGTAATAGAGCCTACTTCTCAAAGTGTGTCAAGTATTGGCCCAGGATTTCAAATTACTGGAAGCGGCGACTTTTCTAATCCGTCTGGTAATGTAGCAACAGGCAGTGGTACAACAGCACCGTCAGGAGGATCTGGAGACGACAGCGGTAAAAGAAGAATAGCGGAACATTTTAATAAATTAATCTTGAACAGCGACCAAGACAATGTTATGCTTGATTTAAGAATTTGGGGTGATCCGTTTTATTTTACTGAAGCTGATTTTGGCAACAACCATCCACGATCAACTGCTATCGGTGTCACAGACAAAGGACATCTTGATATTACAAGAGGAGAAGTTTTTGTTTTAATTAGTTTTAGAACAAGTGTAGATTTTGTTGGAAACTTAACAGCATTAGATCCTGCAAATGCGTTTAGTGGTGTATATAAAATTGTGACTTTCCGAAATGAATTTTCAAATGGAACATTTACACAAACACTAAGCCTAATGAAAATGCCAGGACAAACTTTAGAAGATCAAAATTTATCTAATAGTTTGGTTTTATCTAATCTTTATTCTAATCCAAATCTAGTTTTAGGAAATATAAACAGAAAAATTGCCAGTCAGTCTATCGAAACACAGGCACTTTTACAAAAAGCAGAATATGGCATCAATACACTATTCACCGGATTTTCAAATAACCAAATTGACAAAATTCCTGAACTATTTTCAGGCACAGCTATAAATGATATTGCACAAAACATTTTTAGTGCATTTAATCAAATTAATTTAATTGCAAACACACTTAACAGGACAGTGGGTGCATTGTCTAGTATTATACCTGGTGGGTTTGGTGGACAATTACCTGGTGTGCTAGGACAAATTAGCCAAGAATTGCCAGCAGCAGCACAACAAATTCAAAACCAAATTCCTGGCTTGTTTAACAATATTACCAGTAGTAGTTTGGCTAATTCAGTACTAGCTGGTAGCCAAGATATCAACGGTGATATAAGCAGAGTAATTGCTGGAGGCGCAGGACTGCAAACAGAAATTAATGCAGCTATTGCAGCAGGACAACCTGAGCTTGCTGCTGCATTGTCTCAAGCACAAGCTCAGTTGCCAATAACATTGCAAGCACTTTCTGCAGAATTACCAGATGTAATGCAACAATTCCGAGGTCAATTACCTGGTGAACTAGCTAACGCAGTGCAACAAATGCCTGCGTCAATACAGAAGAATTTTAACAAGATACCTGGTTATATACAAGAAGCAACTGTAAATTCTTTTGCACAGACAGCTGAAAATTTTCAAAGCGGAGCAGCAGCAAGAATTACTAGACAATTTGGAGGCAAGTTATTCTAATGCCAGAACCACGTAATATAAGAACTGAGTATACAAGGAAAAGTGATAATAGTGTTTCTTTTGATCCTGGCATTTATATTGGCAGGGTAATTGGACATTTAGACCAAACTTTTATGGGCGGTTTAAAAGTTAATTTATTAAAAGCAAATTCAAATGGCAATGATTGGGATGATACAGGACAAAGTATTCAGTGTTTGTATGCAAGTCCTTTTAGTGGGCAAACGCCGTTGCATCAAGTAGGTGCAAACAACACTTATGCAGACACACAACAAAGTTATGGTTTTTGGGCTGTGCCACCTGATGTTGGTACAAAAGTAATTGTTTTGCTTGTTGAAGGAAGAAAAGATTTTGGATATTGGATTGCTTGTGTACAAGATACATTTACAAACTTTACTATTCCAGACGGAAGAACTTCTACTTACATAAACGAAACTGGACAAAAATTACCAGTAGGAGAGTACAACAAAGCTCTAACTTCGCCAGATGGTGAAACACAACCAACAAAATTCTTAAAACCTGTGAATACAGATTTTGTAAATGCATTAACTAGATCAGGATTAGTCACTGATGATGTAAGAGGATTAACAACCAGCAGTGCAAGAAGAGAATTACCTAGCACTGTGTTTGGAATGAATACACCAGGTCCGTTTGATAAAAGACAAAATGCTCCAACTTATCAACACGGCAAAGACGAAATAGAATTTTATAAAGCACGTCTTGGCGGACATAGCATTGTTATGGACGACGGTGATGATAAATTTTTACGTAAGGGTCATCCTGAATCTACACCTTTTGAATATGCAGATATTGAAAACACTGAAGATACAGGTGACGTCACTAGACCTGCAAATGAATTGTTTAGAATTAGAACACGCACTGGTCATCAAATACTTTTACATAATACAGAAGATCTAATCTATATCAGCAACAGCAAAGGAACTAGCTGGATAGAAATGTCAAGCAATGGTAAAATTGATGTATATGCTCAAGACAGTGTTAGTATTCACAGTGAAAATGATTTAAACTTTACAGCTGATAGAGACATTAATTTAACTGCAAATGAAAACATGAATATCAGTGCAGGTAAAGATATTGCAATTGATGCTGGTGGTAGTATTGGTGCCTCAGCTCAACAAGAAGCAGCAGTAAATGCTGGAGCAAATATTAGTTTAACAGGACAAGACGGTATAGGTCTTTACGGTAATGATAACATCAGTTTGACCAGTAAGGGTGCTTTAAATATAATAAGCCAACAACATTTAGCAATTGGTAGTGCAGAAAGCGTTGGCATTGAAGGTTGCGAGTTTGTAAAAATTACTACTGACGGTGATTATCACATGAAAGCACTAGGTAGCAGTTATCATCAAGTAGATGGTCAAAATCATTTTAGTAGCGAACTGCAAACATATATAACTTCTGCAAATACATTAGAACTTTACAGCACAGGTGCAACTAAATTATATTCACAAGCATTGATGAGTTTACAAGCAGATGGCGCCAACATTCAAACAACTGCTACTGAAATACATTTGAATAGTAGTAGTTATCCTGCTGACACTGCTATAGAATCTCGTGAAGCTACATTGCCACCTGCTCCTAATCCGTTTTTGCCAAATGCACCTGTAAGGGCAGCAGTTGCAGCACGGGTGCCTGAGCATGAACCGTGGCCACAGCATGAAAACTTAAATCCAGCAGCTTACACAGTAGAAAAAACTAGAGCAGGAACACAACAAGTTAACAGCCATTTAAGTTCTACATTACCTGATACTTTTGCAGCTATTGGCGCTGGTACAACCGCACCTGTATCTAGTGCAGAAAAAGACGATGACATTAATAAAAAATCAAACAGAGATGCTGCTGCATTTGAAAATGCAAGTGCTGGACAATATGCAGTTGTTTCTGTAGGCACAGAAGATCTTGGCAATCCTGAAAAAGCAAAAATTAACATTAGAAAAATTGTTGTTGATTTAAAAGCATTAGGATACAAAGTTGTCATTGTTTCTCCAAATATTAATCCACCGTTTGGCCATCCTATTGAAAATGACTTGAAAACACTTGCAAGGGCTGTAAATGATGCAGCACTAGAAAACGGTGCTATAGTTGAAAATCCAGTGTATGATCAAATTGATCCAACATTGATTACACCTGATGCTGCTCAAGAAATAGCAGACAAATATAGAGCAAGTTCAAAGTATTTTGGCAGTTCCACAGTAAGTTCTACTATTGCTTCAGCAGCAGGTGGTTCTGCTGAATTAGCAGGTGGTACACAAGCAGTAGTTGAAAAAACAACAGATGTAGCAGTAGCACAACTGCAACAAGATTATCCGCCAGCAGGAACAGAAGGAACAAAATACGGTTGTGACGGTCCTAGTGACGGACCTTTGTCTGCTGCTCCAGCAGGAACAATAAACGGATTTACCGAAGCAGAAACAGTTGCTTATCTTAATGCTATTGGCTTTAGAGAAAGCGGATTACGCTATAATTGTGTAAACACTATTGGCTTTGCAGGAAAGTATCAGTTTGGTGGATATGCATTAAAAGAAGGCGGTTATATTAGAAAGAGTGTCAAAGGCGGCAGTCCTAAATTAAGACTTAATCCAGATAATTGGACTGGAAAAGATGGTGTCAATAATGTTGACGATTGGTTAGCAAACAAAAGCGATTGTCAAGAAAAAGCTATGATACTTTATACCAATGCAAATATTAGATATCTAAAAGCTAATGGCAGCATCAGAGAAGGCGACAGTAAACAGTTAATTGCCGGATTGTTAATGGGTGCGCATTTGAAAGGTCCTAATGATGTGAAAAAATGGCGCAACGAAACTGCTGTAGGAACAGATGCTTACGGAACTACCATTGACGAATATATCCAATTAGGACAAGCCACAGTTCCAAACAAAGGAGTATATGTATAATGTGTCAAATAGTTGTACCAGGCAATCCAGTTCCGTCTCCGTCTAGAGCACTAGAAGCTGGCGAAATTGACAGGTATTTTCTACCTTTTGATGATAATACACAACGTAGTGTATTTCAAGCACCAGATGCTCTTACAGGAGTAGGAGATTTTGATCCTAATATTGGCGGCAATTATCAGCCTGTAAAACCTCCAGAAAATCCACCACCTGCTGGCACGCCATATGCAAGTTTATCGCAAATATTAGAAGCATTTCCTAACCAAGATTGGAGAGAAAGAGGAAATCCTCCTAATCCAAATATTGCTGAAGCATGGGAAGTTTCAGGCGGCGGCAGAATGCAAGTTGATGGACCAAAAACAAATCCATGGTGTGCAGCATTTGTGACCTGGGTATTATGGAAATGTGGATTAGAACACATTGTTCCTGGTATGGGTAGCCAAAGTTATTTACGATATGGAAAATCAGTAGATTGGCGAGATTTTACAAAAATTAGAAAATACGATTTGGTTGTACTGACACGTAAAGAAGAATCACGTTATGGACATGTTGGGTTTGTGCATAGTATTGATCCTGCTGCAAACAAAATTAGAATGTTTGGAGGCAATCAAAGCAATGGTAAAAATCCATTATCAAATTTTAAAATTGTAAATAGAGAAACCACAGGATTATACTTAAATCAAATTAGAAGAAATTGGGAAATTCCAGCTGGGTTTGATATACCTCTAATAACAATACAGCCAGAACAAAATACAAGCGGGCCACCGTCTAGTGATACTGGTGTGTACGAAACAAGCACAAGATAGGTTAAATACATTATGAGCACGTTAGAAAAGAATCTGTATAAGAATTTAAAAATTAAAACACCTAAGTCTAGTAATAATGTTTTGGTTGACAAAAGTTATAAAGGACTTAGCACAGTTTCTGCTAACGAAAAAACATTTCAACTACGCAATTTAGATTTAATTAAACAAGATATATTGAATCACTTTCATATTCGAATAGGTGAACGTTTAGAAAATCCAAGATTTGGTTGTATAATTTGGGATGTTTTATTTGAACCACTCACTGAACCAGTAAAACGTGCAGTGTTAGATAATGTGACACAAATACTTAATTACGATCCAAGAGTGCAAGCAGAAAATATCATTGTAGATGCGTACGAATCGGGTATAGAAGTATATGCAGATTTAACCTATTTAGACTACAATATCAGTGAACGCTTAACACTGCGTTTTGATAATGAAAATCAACTTTAGTTTTAATGTACGCAGTTTATAAATCTCATAAATATTACATTAGCTAAGGAAAAAGACATGTCATCTACAGATAGGCAAAACCGACTATTATTAGCCGAAGATTGGCAAAAAATTTATCAAAGTTTCAAATATGCAGACTTCAAAAGTTATGATTTTGACAATCTGCGTAGAACAATGATCAATTACATCAGACAAAATTATCCAGAAGATTTTAACGATTATATTGAAAGTTCTGAATACCTATCTTTGATTGACCTAATTGCGTTCCTTGGCCAAAATATTAGTTTTAGGGTTGATCTAAATGCTAGAGAAAATTTTATTGAATTAGCAGAGCGCAGAGAAAGTGTTTTAAGACTAGCAAGACTTATCAGTTATAATGTCACAAGGAATCAAGCAGCAAACGGATTGCTTAAAATAGACAGTGTGACAACAACAGAAAATATCGTTGATACAACAGGATCCAACATTTCCGGCAAGTCTGTAAAATGGAATGATCAAACAAATAGTAATTGGTATGAACAATTTATTAAAATTATGAATGCTGCAATGCTTAATCAAAATCAGTTTGGCTCTCCTCGTAAGTCTGATATTGTAAACGGTATTCCAACAGAAAAATACAAACTTAACAATTTACAATCTGCATTTCCTATTTTTAGTTTTAACAAAGTTATCAATGGTACAAATTTAGATTTTGAAGTTGTTGGCGCAGATATCGACGATGGCGAAATAATTGAAGAAGCACCATTAACAGGAAACAAATTTAGTTTACTATACAGAGACAACGGACAAGGCGCTGGCAGCTCAAACACCGGATTTTTCTTACATTTTAGACAAGGAACATTACAAAGAGGAGACTTTTCTGTAAGTTTACCTACACCTAATCAAAATGTAGAAATAGACGCAACAAACGTTAACAACACTGACGTATGGTTATATAGTTTGAATGCACAAGGAGTTGAAGAAACACCTTGGACAAAGGTAGATGCTGTAGAAGGCAACAATGTAATTTATAACAGTGTTGCAAAAAATATCAAAGATATTTTCAGTGTTCTTACTAGAACAAATGATAGAATTAGTTTAATTTTTAGTGACGGTGTTTTTGGTAATTTACCTAAAGGTGATTTTAGGGCTTACTATCGAACAAGTGCAAATTTAGACTACACTATTTTTGCCAATAACATTCAAAATATTAAAGTTAGCATACCTTATACTTCAAATATCGGTCGTAATGAAACTTTGTCTATTGTTTGTAGTTTAAAGCAAGCAGTCACAAACGGCGCAAGCACAGAATCCACAGACAGTATTCGTGATAATGCACCTAGCACATATTATACACAAAACAGACTTATCACAGGAGAAGACTATAACTTAGGTCCATTGGGTGTAAGTCAAGATATTATCAAAGCAAAAGCAATTAATAGAACAAGTAGTGGTATCAACAGGTATTACGATTTAAGAGACAGCACAGGAAAATACAGCACTACAAATATGTTTGGAACAGATGGTGTTATTTACAAAGATTATCAAACAGAAAAAACAAATTTTAGTTTTATAACAAAAACTGATATTGAAGGGGTTATTAACAATACTGTTTCTAATTTACTAGAAGATGCAAACTTAAGAAATTATTATTACGATAAATTTACAGATCAAGAATATAGCGATTTAAATGTAGTTTGGCAGCAAACAACTAAAGATACAAACAGAAGCACTGGCTTTATTGTTGATAGCAGCAATGCCTTTGATACATCTGCTTTCAAATACACAGTTTCTAGTTTTACTGAGGGTGTGTTTAGATACTTAGAACCAGGTGCATTGGTAAAATTTGTAGCACCATCAGGACAGCATTTTATGCCAGATGGCACCTTGATGGCAGGAGCAGCAGATCATGCTGGATCCAGTGATTACAAATGGGTAAAAGTAGTTGCTGTGAATAACGGCGGCAATGAACTATCGGAATCGGGTCTTGGTGGTATTACATTTAATGATATTATTCCTACAGGCGCTGTTTTAGATAGAATTAAACCAAAGTTTGTTAGAGACTTGGTAGATGATGTAAAAAGTGTTTTAGTTGACCAGATATTTGCTTATAGAACTATTGCGCTGAGATATGATACAAATGCAAGACGTTGGGCAGTTGTGACACAAGAAAATGTAAACACAACACAGGAATGGAGCAGTGGTTTAACTGGTGATATCACACAGCAAAATTTAGATAGAAGTTGGCTTGTATTATTTGAAACAAACGGTGTTGAATACACAATCACATCTAGAACACTGCGTTATGTTTTTGAAAGTGACAAAGAAGTTAGATTCTTTTATGATTCTACTAAAAAGATTTACGATAGTAGAACAGGCGATATTGTAAGAGATAAAATTAGTGTTTTAAATATCAACAAAAATCTAAACAGTACAGGTCAATTAACACCTTTTACAGTTGACTATGACTGGGCTGTAAGTGCTGAATATAGAGATGGCATAGGATATGTAAACAGTAAAAAGGTCGAAGTTGTATTTTTTGATAACGACGACGACGGTGTAGTTGATAATCCGCAAATATTTGAAGATATTACTGCTAACAACGATTCGTCACAATCAGCATATGTTTTTGTAAAAAAATCTACAAACGATAATGAGTTTTATTATTATGTAGATGCAGACGCAGAAAATATTAAAGTAGTCACAAGTGAAGTAGAAGCTACGGTCACTACACCAGGTGATCCTATTTTTTATGTTTCTTCTACAAATGTTTTTTATAAAATTAACAGCACAGCAAGAACACGAGAATTAATTTTTAATTACAAAGGCTATTTAGGTCGAGCAGGTCTTAAATTCCAATATCTACATGCAAGCGACGAAAATAACAGAATTGACCCAAGTAGTAGCAATATTATGGATACATATTTGTTAACAAAACAGTATGATACAAGCTATAGACAATATCTAGCTGGAGCAGTTGATTCAGAACCGTTGCCGTTAAGTAGCGATCAGTTATTTAGAGCATACGGCGGTGAAATTAACAAAATCAAAAGCATTAGTGATGAAATTGTTTATCATCCGGTTAAATTTAAAGTATTGTTTGGATCAAAAGCAAACCCAAATTTGCAAGCAACTTTAAAAGTAGTAAAAAATACAGATAGAGTTGTAAATGATCAAGATGTAAAAAGTAAAATCATTGAAGCAATTGAAGAATTTTTTGCACTAGAAAATTGGAACTTTGGTGAAACATTTTATTGGAGTGAATTGAGTGCATATATTATGAAGTCTTTAGCACCAGATTTGAATAGTATCGTTTTAGTACCAAACAGTGCAACAGATTCGTTTGGAAGTTTATTTGAAGTCAAGTCTGAAAATGATGAAATTTTTATAAGCGGTGCAACAGTAGATAATGTTGAAATAATTACAGCAATTACAGCAGAACGTTTAAGAGCCAGTGGCGCAATTGTGACGTCTATTAATGATGCAAGTCAATCAGTTTCTAGCGCAGCAGAAACAATTGTCACTACTCCTAGTAGTTCTAACAGCGGAGGAAGTACTTACTAATGGAAAGTATTGATTACCCATTGCCAACTGGTGATTCAGACAGATCAGCTAAAAGTTTATTACCTAGATATTTTAGATCAGATACTAACAGTAAATTTATTCAGTCAACTGTTGATGCAATGATTTCTGAAGGGGTAATAGAAAAGTTAGATGCATATGTAGGTAGAAGAAATTCTCCTACAACAAAAGTCACAGATACTTTTTTACCTGATGTATCTACCGATAGAGAAAACTATCAGTTTGAATCAAGTATTGTAAGTAAAGACGATTTAGGTAATGTAAATTTTTATGCTTCATATACAGATTTATTAGGAGTTATTAAATCATATAAAGGCAGTGTAAGTAATCACAGTGTTTTAAATTCTCAAACAAGTTATAGTTGGAATCCACATGTGGATTTTGACAAGTTTACTAACTTTAGAGAATATTATTGGCTACCGCTTGGTCCGATACCTGTTGCAGTAAGTGGTAATCAGCGAGGTATTACTAGTGTATATAATGTTGAACTAGGACAAGATGATCAAGTACAGAGTTATATCTTCTCTCCTGATGGAATAACAAAGAATCCAACTTTGAAATTGTACAAAGGACAAACTTACAAATTTGATATTAACACACCAGGCGAGCCTATTTCTTTTGTCACAAATATTGCATATCAAGACAACGATCCTTTGCTAGAGGTTGATGCAGAAAACATTAGTACCATTTACAACACAAACATCAAAAGATACAAACGAAACGAAGACGGTGCATACATTGAGACAGACGATGTATGGATTGAAAATGGTCGTATCGAATTTACTCCAGATGATTCAGTTCCAGCACTGTTATATTATGCAAGTAAAAATAATGCAAATATGAATGGATTGCTTAATTTTTATAACATAAACGAAAATTCGCAAATCGATGTTGAAGATGAAATCATAGGCAAAAAATCTTATTCATCGCCGATTGGCGGTAATTTATCCAACGGACAGCGCATTTATTTTGTAGGTGACGTGACTCCAGAAAAGTATGCAACAGGAAACTATTTTGTTGAAGGTGTTGGTTCATCTATTAGATTAATACCAGAAACTGAATTAGAAATTCCAGTGCCTTTTTCAACAGTTAAAAATGTTCCATTTGATGGCGAAGAATTTGGATTTGACGAGTATCCTTATGAAGACGCCGCTGCATTTGTGGCACAAAAAGATTATATCACAATTAACAGAGGTAGTCCAGATAAAAATCCATGGTCACGATATAACAGGTGGTTCCATAGAGATGTTATTGTAGAAAGTTATAACCAAGCAGGATTGCCTGTAGAAATAGACGAAGAAGCTAGAGCCAAACGCCCAATCATTGAATATACATCTGGTTTAAAATTGTATAACCATGGTGCTGTTGCAAAAGAAAATGTTGATCTAGTTGATACGTTTACAACTGATGTTTTCAGCACAATTGAAGGCAAAGGCGGATATATCATTGATGGTGTTGAAGTCACAGATGGCATGAGATTATTGTTCACAGCTGACAAAGACATACTTGTTGCAGGAAAAATTTATAAAGTAAAATTTATTAATTTTGGTACAGGTGCAACCAAAAATAGACAAATTACCTTGGTTGAAGAATTGGATACTAATCCAAACGAAGGCGATACTGTTTTAATTACTTTAGGTGATGTTAATGCTGGAAAAATGTTCCATTATGAAAACAACAAATGGAATGCCGCACAAGAAAAGACATCTGTAAATCAACAACCTCATTTTGATTTGTTTGATTCAAATGCGTACAGCTATGGCGATAGCAAACAGTATGAAGGTACTAGTTTTACCGGTACAAAGTTATTTTCTTATGCACAAGGTAGCGGTACAAACGATGTAGAACTTGGATTTCCATTAAAATACGAAAGTATTAACAATTTTGGAGACATTGTTTTTGATTTTAATTACCACACTGATAAATTTACCTATCAAGACAGTGTTCAAAATATTGTAGAAAAAAATACTTCAAGCGGTTTCTTTAAAATCTTTAATCAAGACGGCAGTTATAAATGGAAAAGCGTTTGGGAACAAACATATTTTAAATCAAGACAACCTGTTATTAGACAATATAATGGACAATTAAATAATTTTCCTGTAGATGTTTTTGACAACAGTCATTTACTTGATGATCTAGTAGTTAGAGTTTTTGTTAATAACAAAAAGAAGATCGAAGGTGTTGATTATACATTAGATAATACAGCAAACTACAAACAGGTAAGATTTTTTAACAACCTAGACAGCGAAAGCATTGTTGTTTTAAAATGCTATAGTTCAGCAAATAAAAATATTAATGGATATTATGAAATTCCAAAAAACTTGGAAAGCAATCCGCAAAATGAAAATATTACAACATTCACACTCGGCGAAGTAAACAAACATGTAAACAGTATTGTTGAAAACTATCATCCAGTAGCACAAGGTAGCATTCCCGGAAATACAAATCTAAGAGATTTAGAAAACATTGCTCAGTACGGAACGCAGTTTATGAAACACAGCGGGCCTGTAAATCTTGCAGCATACCATTTAGTTGATAAAAATGCGAACATAATTAAATCTATTCAATTTGCTATGAAAGAATACAGTAGATTTAAAAATAGTTTTTTGTATCAAGCAAACCAAACCGGTTTTCATGGAGATGTCAAAAAGCATGTTGACTTGATAATGAACACTCTTAACAAAGATAAAACGTCAAGCATGCCGTTTTTTGCAACTGATATGGTTCCAATGAATGCAACCACAGAAACAGTGCATGAGATTGAATACAATGAAACAGCATATTTGCCTACAAGTTTTACAAATTATGATTTGCAAACACTCAGCAACAAAGCAGTTTTAGTTTATGTTGATGACGAACAAAAATATCAAGGTGTTGATTATGATTTTGAAAACGGATTTATAAAATACTATAATCCAACAGTAGGACAAGACATAGTTGTATACGAATATGAAAATACAAATGGATGTTATGTTCCTCCTACACCAACTAAATTGGGTTTATATCCTTTATACAAGCCAGAGTTCCAGACTATTACTGGTGCTACTGGCAAAGTAAATGTTATCGTAGGACATGATGGTAGTTATACTACAAGATTTGATGACTATAGAGATGAGTTATTGTTAGATCTTGAAAAAAGAATATACAACAATATTAAAACATCATATAACGCTGAATACTTAGACATACACAATTTTATTGGAGGGTTCAATAGAAACACAGGTGTAAGTAGAGAAACAATCGATGGACTAATACTAGAAGATTTTAGTTCATGGTTAAGCACAGCTGGAAATCCAAATTACACTGAAAACACAAATTGGAGCGGCGAAAATAGTTTTACATTTAACTATAGAAACATGTCAGATACAAATGGCAAAAGATTGCCAGGTGGGTGGCGTGCAATCTTTAAACAGTTCTATGACACAGATCGTCCACATACTCATCCTTGGGAAATGCTAGGGTTTAGTATCGAACCTTCCTGGTGGCAAGATGTTTATGGTCCTGCGCCATATACTCTAAGCAATACAGTGCTTTGGCAAGATTTACGTGACGGTTTTGTAAAAGAACCTGGAAAATCTGTAAAGACTTTAGAAAAGTATAAACGTCCAAATCTACTATCTATTATTCCTACCGACGACAATGGAAATTTACGTTCGCCTTTAGATAGCGGAATTGCACAAGGATTTTATCTACCTTCTACAAGTGAGCCGTTTGTTTATGGAGATCAAGGGCCAACTGAAAGTGCATTTAGAAATAGTAGTGATTATAGATTTGCTATACTAAAGGCTTGGATTGTCAGTAAGCCATGTGAAGTTTTTGGATTAGGTTTCGATAGAAGTAGAATTATTAAAGATATGGCAGGCAATTTTGTTTACAGCGAAACTGGTCAAGCTATCACTACAAAGGATTTAATTTTTCCAACAATAACAGGCGAAGATTCAAAACAACACCTAACTGCCGGTTTGGTAAATTATATATCAAATTATGTAAAATGGGCAGTTTCATCTAGCTATGATGCTTATAAAGAAGATCTACAAAAATTAGATAATCAGTTGAGTATCAAACTAGCTGGCTTTGCTGAAAAAAATAAATTAAAATTATTACTTGATAGTAGAAGTCCTTTAAATAAAACCAGTGTATTTGTTCCAGAAGAAAACTATCAAATTTTCTTAAACACTTCGTCGGTGCAAGAAGTTGCAACACTTAGTGGTATTTTGATTACTGTAAGTGAAAGTGGATACATTGTACAGGGCTATGATAGTCAAAATCCGTCGTTTACAATTTACCCATACATAGAAACACAAAGTGATGCTGCTGTTAATGTTGGTGGAATAAGTGAAAAGTTTTTAAACTGGAGCGAATCTAATACATACACAATTGGTACAGTAGTCAAATACAACAATGAATTTTACAGAGCAAAAGTTTCTCATGTAAGTTCTAATGAATTCGAAAATCAAAACTTTACTAAATTAGCAGAGCTTCCTGTTCAAGGAGGTAAAACCGGAATTATTAGAAGAAGATTTGACAAAACTCCTATAAGTGTTCCTTATGGACAAATTTACAAAACTGAACAAGATGTTGTAGATTTCCTTTTAGGATACGAAGCATACCTAAAAGATCAAGGTTGGAACTTTGAAAACATCAATCCTGAAAGTGGGCAAGTGGAAGATATGCTTCTGCTACTAAAAGAATTTTTGTTCTTTACAACACAAAACTGGGATAATGATACAGTATTAGCAATCAGTCCTGCTGCTAATAAAGTCATATTTTCTAAAAAGAATTTCACTATTGACAATGTGTATGATAATTTTTATGATGTAGCTATACTGGACGGCAATGGCAATGCAATAGATAGCAGTCTTACAAATATTTTCAGAGATAAAGATACAAGATTTACAATTAATCCAATTGGCACACCAGAAGGTATATACTTGATTAAATTACCTTTGGTTCAAAAAGAGCACGTTGTACTAATTGACAATCAAACAGTGTTTTCTGATACTATTTTTGATAAAGCAGCAGGATTTAGACAAGAACGTATTAAGTTAGTAGGATACAGAACAGACAATTGGTCTGGTAGTTTGAGTATCCCAGGATTCTTTTACGATGAAGCCAAAATTGTTGATTGGCAAGAAAACACTGATTATCGTATAGGTGATGTGGTAAAATACAAAGAATTTTATTATAGTGCATTTGGTAATCACAGCTCTAAGCAAACATTTGACAATACAAAATGGCGTAGACTAAGTGAAAAACCTGTTTCAGAAATATACCCAAACTGGGATTACAAAGTTAATCAGTTTGCAGATTTTTATGACTTAGACACTGATAATTTTGATACTGAACAACAACGTTTAGCACAACATTTAATAGGTTATCAAAAAAGACAATATTTGGAAAACATTATCAACGACAGTGTAAGTCAGTATAAGTTTTATCAAGGATTTATACAAGAAAAAGGTACAAATAATGCTATCACTAAATTGTTTGATGCTTTAGGTTCAGCTAACAAAGACAGTGTAGAACTCTATGAAGAATGGGCAATTAGAGCTGGACAGTACGGATCGATTGATAATATTCAAGAAATTGAATACAAAATTGATGAAAGCAAATACAGAATTGAACCACAGTTGTTTGAACTTAACAACAACATTACAATTGGCAGAACTGACCTAGTTTATGAAATTGCAAAAAATCAAGTTTTTAAATCGCCAGAAGAGTATGATCATACATTAACCAGTGTTGTATCTAATACAGATACTTATACAAAAAATTCAGGATATGTAAGATCAGAAGATGTAGAATATATTGTGACATCAAAAGATTCTATTGTAAACATAGACATTGACAATTTAGAAATTGGCAAACATATTTGGGTCACTACTGATAAACAATCTTGGACAGTATTGAAGCACAGTCAAAGTGATTTAGAAATACTAGGCTTTACAAATTTAACACTTCCGTCTAGTAATTCTGGAGTAAAAATAAATTGTGACAGACAAGTTGAAGATATTGCTGTTGGCGATATTGTTGGAATATTTTCAAGTATTCCAAATTTCAAAGGATTTTACAAAGTCACTGATGTATTAGGCAGTGATATTACATTTGATTTAGGATCAAGCGAAATTGAAATTAATTTTGAAGATCCTGATGATAGCTTTTCAGCAGTTGGCGGCGCAAGTTTAAGCAGATTTGTAGAAAGAAGATTTGCTGACTTTGAAACGCTAAATTTGAATATCCAAGATATACAAAAAGATGCAGCCGACAGACTTTGGGTGGACGATAACGGACAAGGTATTTTCAGTGTATATGAAAATAATAGTGTTATTTCTCTACAACAAGAATATGCAAATTTAGATTCACAACTTACCCGTGTAGCAGAAAGTTATGATGTTAACTTTGGAAATACAACATTTGTCAAAGGTGACAGCACAGACACATCAGCCACACGAGTGGGTAAAGTATCTTTACTAACTAGGAATGCAGAAAGTTTTCAATTTTCGGCAGGAGCATTTTTTGAGCCAGGAGACGAAGCTGACATAAATTCTGGATACGGTTCGAGTGTAGCAATATCACCGGATAGTAAATGGATAGTAGTCGGTGCACCATTAGCAGATAATTTTATATCCCAATTCAAAGGCACATATGATCCTACAGAAGCATACGACCAAAAAGACATAGTTGTTGATAGAGGAACCTTGTGGAGAGCAAAAAAGGCTGTAAGCAATTGGCATGATAGCTATAGCGACAGTAGTACTATTTCAGATAGCGACAGCAACGATTGGGAAGCAGTCTATAGAATTGAACACACAGGTCTTGGAACACCGTCTGGACTTACAAATCAAGGTATTGTACACATTTATGAGTTTGACGATTCTACAAGAGAATACATTTTACACACAGTTATGTGTAGTCCAGATCCAAATGCAGAAGAACAATTTGGACACCAAGTCGAGTTAAGAAAAACCAATAATGGTACACACCAATTGTATGTAAGTGCTCCTGGTATAGATATTGGTCGTGTTTACTTCTTTGAATTTGATGAAGAATGGAAATGGACTAGAAATAGAAATTATAAAGGTGTTTTTGATGTTAATGAAAAATACAGAGAAAATGACATAGTATTTTATCGCGGCGCTTTGTATCAAGCACTGGTTGAAAGAATTCCTTTGACTACTCCTGTGACTGATAAACTGCCTACTGATACAAATAGCTGGATTGCAGTACAAGATATAGAACACACTGGATATATTCCAAATAGATATCAAGAACTAGATGGCGATCTTGATACAGGAGAATCAAACTTTGGTATCAAATTTGATGTAAACGATCAAGGCGATAAAATTGTTGTTGAGTCTGAGGTAAGCGGTGTTAGAACCCTTAGTGTTTATAACAAGCCAGCAAACAGATGGAAATATATTCAAGAAATACAAGCAGATACCACAAAAAGAGAAAGCTGGGGTGTAGACTTTGCAATAAATGACGACGGCGATCGTATTGCTGTTGCAGCACCATACAATGATGATATATCAAATGATGCTGGCACAGTATACGTTTACACACAACAATCTAGCGATTTGTACACGCTAACTCAAAATGTAAGAAGTCCGTACACAGATAAAAATGAAGCATTTGGTAGTGCAGTTGATTTCAGTGGAAATAAACTTGCAATTTGTGGAAAAAACAGCGACCTTATTGAAGTCACAGGTTTTGATAATTATCAACTAAAACTAGACAACGGCAATACAGAAATATCAAGAACAATAAAAGATACAGGTAGAATTGTTGTATTCCAACTTATTAACAACACTTACGTTTACGGTGAGGATATAGAATATAAGAGAAATACATCAAATCACATTCTTGATGATTTCAAATTTAATCAAAATCATTTGTATCTAAATATGCCAACTATTACTCCTCTTACAGCAGATAATCCTGCTACAGATAATTCTAAATATGTTAACAGCACACTACAGGGTTTGTTAGCTGACTTTAGCTTTATTAAAGGAAAAGATAGCTGGACTGTTTTAACAAGTCAACAATCTAAACCAAAGATAGACGAATTACAACAAGTATTTTTGTATAGTGATGATAAAAAAGATATTATTCAACGTTTGGATGTTATTGATCCAAGACAAGGAAAAATTGCAGGTCCAGCAGAGCAAGAAATTACATTTAAAACTTGGTATGATCCAGCAGTGTATTCATTTAGCACAGGCGAACAGGATGTTGTAGTTGACGCAAATTCTAACTGGACAGACAAATATGTTGGAAAACTGTGGTGGGATATTAGTCAAGCAAGTTGGTTTGATCCATATCAAGGTAATAGCAATTATAGAGCAGGTGTGTTCCATAAATTGCTGCCTAATGCACAAATACAAGTTTGCGAATGGGTAGCATCTGATTTACTTCCAAGCGAATGGGATGAATTAGCTGGAACAGGAGAAGGCTATTCAAGAGGTGTGACAGGCACAACATTATACGGTAGTGAGGTGTTTAGTAGCAAGCAAGTATATGATACTGTAAGAAAAACATTTATAACAAAATATTTTTATTGGGTAAGAAATACTCAAATTATTCCTAACGTACCTGGTCGTGTCTTAAGTTGTGAATCTGTCACTAATTTGATTACTGACCCTGCTTCAACTGGATACAGATTTATTAGTTTACTAGAAAATAATAAATTTGCAATGTACAACATAGCAAGTTTAATCGAAGGTCAAAACACAATCTTACACTTTAGAAAAGAAAAAGATGTTGACCTAAACGTTCCTGTACATTATGAATATAACTTGCTAACTGAAGGATTGGATGTTTCTATGCCAAGCAAAGACATAGAACAAAAATGGATTGATAGTTTAATTGGTTATGACAACGTAGGCAATCCAGTTCCTGATGAAAATCTACAAGTTTCTAAAAAGTACGGTTTGTTAAATATTCCAAGGCAAAGTATGTTTGTTAACAGAATAGAAGCCGTAAAACAATTTGTTGATAGAGTAAATTCTGTATTTTTACAAAACATAATAGTTGATAACTATAACATTAGTAAGTTGTTGTTGGTTGATCCTGCTCCTTTGTTAACAGCAGGTAAACACGATGTAGCAGTTGATACTGTAAATGATTTACAATTTGTTGGAACTGCAAAAAAGACACAAGCTGTACTGACACCTGTTATTGTTGACGGAAAAATAACTGATGTAATTATCACAAATCCAGGCAATGGATATAAGGTTGCTCCTGAAATTGAATTTGATGATGTCACAGGTAAAAATGCTGAATTAAAAGCAACAATAAACAGCAATGGACAAATTACCAGTGTTCAAGTAAAAGAACAAGGTTTTGACTATTCTTCTAACACAATTTTAAAAGTTAGAGAGTTTAGTGTTCTAGTGAACGCAGATGAAACAATTGGCGGACGTTGGAGCATATATGTTTACAACTCAGCTTCTAGAGAATGGAACAGAACAGATAACCAAAGTTTTGATACTACAAAATACTGGAATTATGCTGATTATTATGCATCTGGTTATTCAGTAAACACAATTATTAATCAAACAATAGAATCCAGTTATGAATTATTTGGATTAGACAATAACATAGGTGACATTGTTAAAATTAAAAATATTGGAACAGGCGGTTGGCTCCTGTTAGAAAAAACAAATGATCAAGACACTGAAGACTATACAATTAATTATAAAACTGTAGGTAGGCAAAACGGTACAATTCAACTGTCAAGTTTAATTTACAATTACTCAACAGAAACAACCGGTTATGATGCAGGTGTGTATGACATAGCATTTTACGACAGAGAGCCAGTCAATGAATTAAGAAATATAGTCAATGCTATAAAAACTGATATTTTTGTTGGTGAATTGGCTGTAGAATATAACAAACTATTCTTTGCAAGTGTAAGATATGCATTATCTGAACAAGAAAATGTTGATTGGGTATTCAAATCAAGTTTCTTAAGAGCAAAACACAACGTTGGAGAACTTGAGCAAAAAGTTGCATATCAAAATGATAACCTAGAAAATTATCAAGATTATATCAACGAAGTTAAACCATATAAAACAAGTGTTAGAGAATACATAAGTGCATACGAAAAAATTGAACCAACTAATAGTTTGATTTCTGACTTTGATTTACCACCTAGTTATATTGGAGGAAAAATTACTCCTAGTGTAGCTAAATTTTCAAACAATGAAGTAAGCGATTTATGGCAAAAATACTTTACATATCCGTACAAAAATTGGGTAGATAACAACACTTACGAAATAGTCAGTATCGAAGTCTTAGACGGAGGCAGCGGATTTAATGATACTCCAAATGTGACTATCAGCGGAGACAGCGGAGCCACTGCAAGAGCATATGTTGCAAAAGGTAAAGTAAAATCTATTGAAATACTTAAAAAAGGCAACAGAGTATTATCTGCTCCTACAGTCTCAGTCAGTGGTAATCAAGACCCTGACGGTGATCCAGTAAAAGCAAGTGTGATTATTGGTAATCCTTTGGTAAGAAGCACACATATGACTGTAAAGTTTGATAGAGTTAGCGGTAAGCAATATTTTGAAACTATTGATCAAACAGAAAACTTCTTAGGAACAGGTGCTAAACAAAAGTTTACTTTACTATGGCCAATGAATGTAAAAACAGATACATTCAGTGTCACAGTAAATGGTGTTGAAATGTTAAAAAGCGATTATCAAGTTGGCAATGAACTTGATACTACAAAAGGTTATGATAGATATTTTGGATATATTAATTTTATAGAAGATCCTGCAATTGACGCTGTTATAGTCGTAAATTACAAAAAAGCAACCAGTTTGCTTAATGCTGCTGATAGAGTATTGTATGAATACAATCCTACTACAGGTATGCCTGGCAAAGAATTAAGCCAAGTAATGCAAGGAGTAGAATACGAAGGTGCATTATACGATAGTTTTGACTTTGGCAATGAACAAGGGTTTGGTGCCGGCGGCTTTAGTGATTTGCCATGGGATACATTTGATAATACATTTAGTGATGAAGTAATCAAACTAGATGGTAGCACGTCTACTATCACCCTTTCAAAAGCATTAGAAAATGGTGTAAATTACAACATATATCTAAATGGTGTAAGGCTAGACGATCCTGCATATGATGGCAGCACTGCTACAGCCAACAAAAATGCTGTAATGGCTACTATCGTAGGTGACGGTGAGCAAACAGAAATAGATATACAAGGTATATTCACTACAACAGACGGTGACGAAGTTATCATTAGAAAAGAAGAAAGCGACGGATCTTTAGCTCCAGTAAGCACAAACTTTGATACAAGTTTATCAGGTGGCGCACTTGACAAGACTACTGCTACTGGTATACCAAGTGGAGAAATTGTTGTAGATGGTGACGGATTCTTTACTGAAACAAACAGTAAAGGACCCG